GTAGCACAAGCTAATGTAAACTATCGTCAAGCTATAATACAACAGAATATAGAACGAGAAGCTACTGGAGATGAGTATAGTCAAGACGCTAGAGTTCTTGAAAATTTAAGTTTAAAGAACCAACTGTTTGAAGAATCTGTAAGTAGCATTGCTGAGAAGTACGGTGTACCACTAACGTACACTACTAAAGGTGGAGAGACTTGGCAGTTAAACAACAACGGTAAGTACACTCGTGTTACTTCTGTAGGTGGTTTTGGCGATTACATTCCTTCTTTAATTAAAGGAGCAATCACTACTGCTTTTACCGCAGGTCTTGGTGGCGCTTTATCAGCAGGTACAGCACTAAGCGCTACACAAGCTAATGTAGTATCTTCTATTCTTACTACAGGAGTGACTTCAGGCTTTGATCCTCAAGAGATGTTAGCATCCGCTATCACTGCTGGAATGCCTGTTGACTTTGCTAATGAATTTATTAACGGAGCTGTTAAAGGAGCCGTAGGAACTTTAGCTAACGGTGGTAGTCTTGAAGATGCTTTAAAAGCTGGTATCACTTCTGGTGCTATTGCTTGGGGCATAGACGCAGCTACTGATTTCTTTAAAGCAGACAGCCCAGCAGATGTAGTTATTGACCCTAATACAGGGGCTCCTGTAGGCGCTTTGGGAGCAGCTACTGGTCCAGCTGATGTGGGCGACTTTGATCCTACTTTATTACAAGAGTCACAACAAAATATTGCAGATTTATCAGCTGATTTTACAGGCGATACTACAGCGGCAATATTAAACCCTGATGTAAATGTTCTTGGTTTAAATACATCAGATATGTTGGCTGACATAGCCAGTGAGGTTGTATTAGACCCAGAAACTACAAGACCACAAACCCCACAAGACACTACAGAAGTTACTCCAACTACTCCTGCTGGAGGAATAGAGGAAGTAGTTGTTACTGGAGAATATGATCCTAATTATCATGGGTACGCCCCTTCAGGTTTAACAGAACGTGGCTTTACTGTTAATCCTTTAGAAGGGAACAACGGTGAAATTCTTCGTTATGTTTACGTAGCTACAGACGCTAACGGCAACGAGACTTTAGTTGTCAGTCCTGACTATTACGCTAAAGGAGGTGATAACTACGGGTTATCCGAAAGAGATTTAGCAAACTTTTTAGCTAACTACCAGTTAGGCAACGCAGCTTATAGTAGCTTTGGCGTTGATACTCCTTTCCCTAAAGGTTTTAATCCTTTTGATTTTAAATCGAATGCTACGCAGATTGATAATTTTGAAGGTTTTGACCCTACAGTTGATGATTCAGAAATTGTTAAACCTGAGTACACTGAAGCACCAGATCAGATTATAGATTTAACTCAACCAGAAATACCTATAGATATTCAATTTGATCCTCAAGCTCCTGAGTTTGATTTTGAGTTAGAGTTTGAAGACATACCAGAACAAATTCAAGACCAAATACAACAGGTTTATGATACAGCTGCACAACAAGCCTTAAGTGGAGGAGCTGAAGCATCTGAAGCGGCACAACAAGCGGTACAGGCTGTAAATAACTTTATTGAGTCATCTTCTTCCTACACTCAATCTGTTCAAACAGTTCAAGCAACTCAAGCAGAGAATGCTAAAGACGCTGAAACTGTAGTAACTCCTCCCGCTGTTCCAGAGACTCCTGTAGTTCCTGAGACTCCTGTAGCTCCTGAGACTCCTGCAGTTCCTGAGACTCCTGTAGTTCCTGAGGCTCCTGAACCTCCCCCAGCTTCAATATCTTTAGAACCTTGGAATCCAGAAACTCAATACGAAATAGGTGATGCAATACTGGATGCGGGTGGTAATGTTTGGACTTATATAGGTGAAAACATATACTCAGGAGTAGGTCAATGGACGCCTGATAAACCAACAGACGAAATTATTGATGAGTATGAAAGTCAAACAGGAGATGATTACGATCCAACAACAACGCGAATTATAGTTTTAGGTGATCCTACAGGAGTAGGAACTCAAGATGTTGTTGAGCCTGATTTAGATAATGATGGTGTTCCTGACTCACAAGATCCAGAGCCTTTAAACCCTGAAGTAAGTGAAGAAGAAGAAATACCGTCTGGAGATTTGTTAGGGACTGTTACTGATATTTTTAAAGACACAATAGACGACACAACTACTACGCCTGTTCCTGAGCCAGTAAAATCTACAACTGCGACTTCTGGTAGTAAACAAGCTGTGGTAACTGGAGTAAAGGTTGATCCAAGCATTCCTGACGAGACGGGTGGTTTTAACACTGGAACAGGAGTTAGACCCTCACCTACAACAACAGAAGCTAAAGCAACAACTACTACTGAGACTGCTCCAGACAAGGCAATTCCTGATGAAACAAGAGGTTATGATACAGGAATTGGTGTACGTCCAGAGCCTACAGTAACAGAAACTAAAGCAACAACAGCTACTGAGACAGCAACAAAAACACAACCTGATGAAACAGGCGGTTATGATACTGGAGTTGGAGTTAGACCTGCACCTACGGTAACTCAGCCTAAAGACGACACAACAGGTATGCTTACAGGAACTGGCAAAGTAATTCCTGATGAAACAGGGGGCTTTAATACAGGAACTGGTGTACGTCCAGAGCCTACAGTAACAGGGCCAAAAGAAACAACAACTGTAGAAACTACTGATAGAGTGTTACCTGACGAAACTGGAGGCTATGGTACAGGTACTGATGGAACTACTGATAGTGGTACAGGTACTGGAGACGGTACTGGGGACGGTACAGGAACTGGTACAGGTACAGGCGACGGTACTGGAGACGGCACTGGAGATGGCACAGGAAGTGGTACTGGAGGAGGCATAGGTATTGGTGGTGGAGGTATGTTTAGCTTAGGCGGCGGAGCTGCTTCTAACTTTGATCCACGACAGTTTATGGCCTCTATAGCATTCAATCCACAGTTATTAACACCTTACATGGCTCCACAATCTAAAGACTACTTAGCTGAATTAATAGCGAGATTACAACAATGACATATTTGGAACTGGTAAACAAAGTCTTAGTCAGACTACGTGAAAGCACAGTAACCACAGTAAATGAAAATACCTACTCTAGTTTGGTGGGTGAGTTTGTTAATGATGCTAAAGACTTTGTAGAGAATGCTTGGGATTGGGGAGCACTACGTCAGGTCATTACAATAGCTACTACAGCCTCTGATTATACTTATTCATTAACTTCTTCAGGGCAGTATTCTGAAATAAAGTCTGTAGTAAACGACACTGCTAATAGCTTTATGCACTATCAAACACAAGATTGGTTTGAGAAAAACTTATACCTTAACAACACTATTGAGGGAACTCCAGCATATTATACCTTTAATGGAATAGACACTAACGAAGATACTCAGGTTATGGTTTATCCTATTCCTGATGCTGTTTATAGTTTACGGTTTAAAACAGTCTTACGTACTGATGAGCTGTCTAGCGATACGGACACAACTAAGTTACCCACTAAACCCATCATTCATTTAGCTACAGCGTTTGCTGCTAGAGAGCGTGGAGAGACAGGTGGAACTTCATCACAAGAGCTGTTTGCTATTGCTGATAAGTCACTAGCGGATGCTATTGCTTTTGACGCTAACAGATATCCTGAAGAACTTGTATATGTGGCGGTGTAACTATGGCACAACAGCTACAGAATATTACAATTAGAGCACCAGCCTTCAAAGGACTGAACACACAGGACAGTCCCATTGACGGTGATCCTTCCTTTGCTTCCGTTGCTGACAATTGCATTATTGATCAGTATGGTCGTATTGGTGCACGTAAAGGTTTTGATACTCAAACAGATGACGTTACTGCTTTAGGTGGTGAGTCTATTGTTGTCATGGCTGAGCTTGAAGAGACTGACGGAACACGTACAGTTTTGTCAGCAGGTAACAATAAACTCTTTACAGGTACTGCTACACTCACTGACGTTACTGGCGCACATACTATCACTGACGACAACTGGCAGATGGTTCCGTTTAATCAGGACATCTACTTAGTACAAAGCGGGTACAGTCCTCTAGTGTACAACGGTACGTCCGTAGTGGCCATAGGAAGCCACACAGGAGCTTCTGGGACTGCACCACAGGCTAACTGTGCCTTAGGTGCGTTTGGCCGTATGTGGATGGCTGACACAGCTACAGACAAGTCTACAGTGTACTGGTCAGATCTATTGATTGGTGCAGCATGGTCTGGTGGTACGTCAGGCTCTATTAATCTGTCTAAGGTCTGGCCTGATGGTTATGATGAGATTACTGCCTTAGCAGCACACAATGGCTTTCTAGTTATCTTTGGTAAAAGATCAATCATTCTCTACCAAGGTGCGGAGTCTCCTGCAAATATGACACTGGCTGATACAATCAACGGTATTGGTTGTGTTGCTAGAGATTCTGTTCAGCCTACAGGTACTGATCTAATCTTCCTGTCACACGTAGGTGTTCAGTCACTTGGTCGTGTTATTCAGGAAAAGTCAGCACCAATGCGTGACATTAGTAAGAACATTCGTAATGACTTATTCTCTGTAGTGTCTTCGGCAGGAGTCAACATAAACTCCGCATACAGTGCAGAGAATGCGTTTTACTTATTAAACTTCCCAACACTAAACACACTCTATTGCTTTGACACTAGAGGTGCTTTGGAGGACGGTACTCTTAGAGTTACACGTTGGCCTAACACAGGATTCAAGTGTTTTCTACGTAGAGACAACGGTGACTTTCTAATAGGTAATACTGAAGGTGTTTGTAAATATACTGCTTACTACGACGATGGTGAGTCCTATTTAATGGAGTACTTGAGCAACTCATTGTCCTTTGGTGACGCTTCACGTACTAAAATTCTAAAGAAGATTAAACCAACTTTAATTGGTGGCTCAGGCACTGTAGCAAATATTAAGTGGTCTTATAACTATTCAAATAACTATACAGGTCAAGCTATT